CCCCAATCATCTGTTCTGCAACATCCTGCACATGAGTCACCCTGTTTAACCAGCCCTTACCAAACGTCTTAAAAGTGGACAGAGATTTGTAGAACTCTTCTTTACCAAGACTAAACGCTTCCAACAATTCCGCAGGGTCAGCAGCACTTGCGGCGGCTATAGTAGCTCTACCAATAACACCGTCCACTGTGACGCCTAGCGCAGCCTGTAAGAGCTTTGCCGCACGAAAAGCCCCCATGTTCACGGCAGAGTCGAACACAACGTAGTCCACACCACGCGGCAAATCATCGCACTTGCAAGCATCCCAGTAGTTTGCTTTGTAAAGAGGGGCGACAAGCTCGGGCGTGAGTGAACGCATCTCGGCCTCGTCAACTTCATGCTTCACCCATTCTTTCCAGACATTGCGCGTTACGCCGAGGTTAGTCATTCCTCCGGGATCATTTCTATGATTTACGAAGCCGCCTTCTGATTTCAGAATCAGCGCAAGTGATGCGGGGAAGTTACTGAGCATCTTTTTTAGCTTTCATGTCCATAATCTTTTCCAGCGTTCTGCCGCCAAAATAGAATGACATTATCAACATACCCCACTGGCCCAGCAGTTGCACGTAGCTTTCGTTAACGTCAATCTTAGCCGCCGACAAGCCAGCAAAAACAAAGTAACCAGTCAGGATTGCAATCAACGTCATCGGTCTGATGTTCTTCGACAACCACGAATCGCTACCCATGTCGGCTTTAAGGCGTTCGGTCAGTTCATGTTGTTCTGCAACGTCAGCATTTAACTGTGCAAGTTCTCCGTTCTGCTGCATCTCCAACAGCTTCAACTTAGCCTGTTCAGCTTGTTGCGGATCGGGAAAAAACTTATCGACCAGCTTGCTACCAATGTCTAGGATTGCGCCAAGAGGAAACATTATTTGTCACCCTTTTTGTTCCATAGCTCAAACAGCGTTTTGATCTTTTCTTCAATTACAGCTACCCGTAAATCAATTTTAGACAGCACGATGATAAGCGTGATTATGGCAAGAAGAATGGGCCATGCCTTCACCAACATATCAAAGGTATCCATTACCTATCCTTAACGAAGTTCAAACCATCTTGGCGCACCGCTTAATCCGGATGAGGTAACTTGATAGATGCTACCCGCAGGGACAATAGCAGAAATAGTGCCGCCAACAAATCCGCTTGCAAATGATGACCAACTAGCATACCCAACAGGAAATCCATCTACATTTAATTCCGCAGCTTGGTTAGTTCCATATTGTGCGGTGAAATTAACCATAATGGGTCTACCTGAACTATTTGTGTAATTGGTATTTAATACCCTAGCTGTTCCAACCGTAAACTCTTGCCAAGTTTGACTAGCCCCAATAGGTATAGCGGCGGTGGCAAGTCCCGCAACGCCTACGGCTCCAGCAGAAACGGCATTAGCGGTTGTAGCTGTAGTAGCTGTAGTAGCTGTAGTAGCTGTAGCAGCGTTTCCAGTAGTATTTTGGTTTAATGTGGGGAACGTGCAGTTTGTAAGGGTTCCGCTGGATGGGGTGCCAAGAGCGCCGCCAACGGTTACATAAGAACCTGACGCTTGTTTGTTGTTAAATGTATTCCAATCGGTGCTGGTTAGGTAGCCATTAACGCTCGTTGTTGCCGCAGCCATTGAGATTGCTGGTGTCGTGCCACCCGAACTAACCACTGGCGCTGTGCCGGTCACACTAGTGACAGTTCCCGTTACGGTGCCTGTTATTGTTCCCGATACCGTTAAATCCCCGTTAAACGTAGCATTAGCGCCGTTCCAGTAAGCTCTGACGTTTCCATCGCCATCCGACAGTACAACGTAGTTGTTACCCGTCGCAGAGATTGGGGAGGTAGAGCCTGTGTAACCGCCAATAATTACGTTGGATGAACCAGAGGAGACGCCGCTACCGCTGCTGGAACCAATAGCGGTATTATAATTTCCCGTAACCGCGCTTAATACCGCATACCCAACACCCGTATTATTTGTACCATCAGTGGAAGCAGCCATTGCACTGTTACCAATTGCGGTGTTTCTTCCAGAATTATCTGCTGTCCTTGCGTGGTTTAATAAAGCACTACTGCCAACGGCAACATTGCTTGTTGAAATGGTGGCAAATTTAAGTGCGCTGCCTCCAATTGCAACATTACTTGTGCCTTGATTGGGTAACGTGGGATTAATAGAAAGTAACGCATTAAGGCCAACTGCAATATTTGTTGAAAGACTGCTGCCGCCAAGCCCTAAAGTTAAACCGCTTACAGTTCCGTTGATGTTGATGCTAGCGGTGCCAGTCAGGTTTGTAACAGTGCCACTGGATGGGGTGCCAAGAGCGCCATTGAATAACACCATTGCACCGGCAGAGCCTGTGTTAACTCCTAAAGCCGTAACAACACCTGTGCCTGTAGTTGTTGTGCTTGGGGCCGCACCAGCACCACCACCAATCATTAAAGCATTTGCCGACAACAGAGTAGATGTTGCCCATGTTGATGTGCTAGAAAAATACGGAATACCGCCTGAAGTACCTGCAACCGTCAGTGCTAACGTGCCGGAAGTTGTAATGGGTGAGCCAGAAACCGAGATCAAGCCGCCGGTAAATGATTGCGCTACGCTGGTGACTGACCCGCTACCCTTGTTGTTAAAGGTCGTCCAATCAGCAGCACTTAAAGCCCCACGGTTAGACGCTGAAGCCGTTGGAACTTGAAGTGTGATAACCGGTGTGGTTGTGCCGTTTGCAACAGTGCTAGACAGGTCTGTGCCGGTTGTGCCAAGAGTTATTGCAGCTACACTGGTGACGGTGCCGTTAGTAGCGGGAGCCAAAGAAACCCAAGAGGTGCCGTTAGCGGTCAGGATGTGGCCGTTTGTAGTGGGTGCCACAAAAGTTGGGCTTGATGTGCCATTACCGAGGATGACGTTATTAGCGGTCAGTGTTGCCAACCCTGTGCCACCAGAAGCTACCGGCAAAGCCGCGCCAAGAGTCAGTGAGGAGAAGTAGTTAACCGCATCTACGATGTTGGTTCCGTCGCAATACAGAACGGCTTTGGTTGAAGCGGGAACCGATATCCCTGAGTTACCTGTAGGCTTTACTGTAATTGCACCAGTAGCGCCGTTAAAAATTATATACAGCTTGGTCTTACTGGCTGGAACTTCCAAGAATGTGCTGGCCCCACCCGTTCCGGTAACGCTGATAACCATATTCCGGGCCGTTCCAGAAGCGCCGTTGGGCATCGTAATGGTTGTGGTGTTCCCGGTAGTAACCGCCGCAGCGCCGTATCCGCAAATAGACTGTTCCAGCAAGGTGCCGAGGTTGTTGTTGGTCGTTGTTCCCCAAGTGCCGGATTGTTCGCCCGAGCCAATAAGTTCAATTCCAAGATTACTGCTATAAGTGGAAGCCATTTTTAATCCTTTATGCCGCTATTGGATACCAAGTTGTCGCTCCTGTTGCGGATACAGCCGTCCAAGTTACCGGTAGGTCTGGACGAGACAACGTAATTATATTTCCTGATATGGTCGTAGCTGCTATAGCACCACCACTAAATGCACCTGAGTCTTCGTAATAGACAACATTAAGGACATCCGTCCAATCAGCCGTTTCTGTTGTGTTTACATCTTCCCACGTTCTTACCGTTCCAGCAGTGCCTGTTGCAGTTACACCAGTAAGAGCTACTACTCTAGAATGAGCTACAGAGCCAACAGACCCTGTGGCAGTGACGGCGGTTAATGCTGGGCCATGTGCAATGGCTACCGTTCCGACAGACCCTGTCCCGCTCACTGCGGTAAGCCCAACGGACACCAAAATCCCAACCGTGCCTACAGACCCTGTAGCAGTAACGCTATCTTCTTGCTCTACGAGAGTGGCTACAACTGTGCCTACAGACCCTGTGCCGGTAACGCCGGTAACTTCTTGGCTATGTGAAACTCCTACCGTGCCTACTGAACCTGTGGCAGTTACGGCAGTTAGTGCTTGGGCATAAGAAACAGACCCAACAGAACCTGTTGCCGTAACGCCTGTTATACCTATTTGGGTTGAAACCCCTACCGTGCCTACTGAGCCAGTGCTAGTAACCGCAGTTATTCCTACGGTTGAATCTACCGCATCATCAGCAAAGGCGGCAGCGGATAGGGACTCAAACCCAAACATGGCTTACGCAGCTTCTACCGGTTTTTCTTCAGCTTGCTTAATGGCTTCAACTTGCGGCTGCGCTTGGATTTGTATTTTTGTAATCAGTCCAGCTACTTGAGCATACGACAGTTGACTCAAAGCATGAAGCACACCATTAACTTCTGCTACATCCAGTTCCAGCTTAATCATTACTTATCCCCTATCGGTTGAGTGGTGAGTAGACGCAAAATAACGATGCCCACCGAGATCGTAATCCCAATGAACATCTGTGCTACCGGCGTCATCGGCAGCAAACCTATATAGCCCTGAACGATACTGAGGACTGCGATGATAATCGCATACCAGACTGTTTTGCTTTTAAGCAGGTTCATTTGGCCTCCAGTGCGGTGATGCGGGTTGTCAGCGCGGTGATGATGGCTTGTTGTTCTTTGATTGCAGCAACCAACAACGGTATGACCTCGGTATATTGAACGCCAAGAGTGCCAAATTCGTCTTCTTGAACTGTTACTGCTTCGGGCAATACTGCTTGAACATCTTGGGCAATTAAGAAACTTCTGCGTGTTCCCTCCGCATCTTTTTTAAACTTACCAATAACCGCACGAAGTGTTGAAACCTTGTTTGCCGCATCTGTGATTGGCTCAATAATGTCTTTTAAGCGTTCGTCAGAAGCCGCAGTCCATGCTGTAGACCCGTTAACCATGTACTGACCAACACCATCGCTATCTCGCACAATGTAAAAAATATTACCGCCACTTTGAGTGCCAACACCCCATCGTGTTGCACCATTCAAAATTAAGTTTGAAACTGTTGTGTTTGTTGCCGTGTTCCCCACCAGCAAGCTGCCGGAGGAGCCGATACGCATACGTTCTGTGTTAGTAGTAGCAAACACAATTGGTATTGCATTAACTGAGTTAATATCAGCAGTTGAACCAATGCTTAGTTCAAATTTAGACGATGTACCACTCCACAAGCGTAAATAAGGTCTGTTAGCGGAATCTGATTGAACATATAAGTTTTGTTCGGCAACAGTTGTACCATCGCCAATGTGAAGATTACCTGTCGGTGCGGTGTTACCAATACCGACCTTGTCGCTTTGTCCTAGAATCGTCATCCGAGCAACTAGTGTTGTTCCGCCGGTATCTTTGCTTGCAAAAATAAAGCTTCCCGGATTGGCCGCTGCTGTGGCAAAAACAAAGGTTGTATTGTTTACGAGAGAAAATCTATCCAGATAAAACCCTACTTTTGTCCCAGCCAACGCACTACTTGTATTGTCATTGTAAAGAAAGAATTTTTCACCACTAGCCCCATAATTATCACCTAAATCTAATCTTGCGTTGGGCGTAGCCGTCCCAATCCCCACTTTGCCGGAGGAGTCGATACGGGCGCGTTCAGTTGGCGTTGTAGTTCCACCTGTTGAAAATGTAATTGCAGCAGTGGAAAAAGTAGTGGCAATGTTCATGTTGCCAGTAGAACTGTTATACATCTCAATGTATGAGCGTGCGCCAGTAGTTGCACTACCAAAAATAGTTCCGCTAGTACCGGGAAGAAGAATATTTCCAGACCCTGCATCTGCTGTTGCCCCAATAGACAATCCACCCGCCGCACTAAGGGTCATTGCTTGGGTGAAGGTTATTGCGTTTCCTGCTGTGCCTGATACGGTGCTTACATTAAATTGATACTGACCAGTATTGGATGTGAGTTTTTGAGCATAACCAGTACCACCAAACTTCCACCCGCTGTTGTAATAAGCATTGGTTGTTAAATGATTTTCTGCCGCACCATTATTCCAAACCGCATTTCCGGCATTACCAATTTCAATTGCTTTTCCAGAACTCCAAGCACTCGGCGTAACCCCCAGACCCAAGTTGCCGGAGGAGTCGAGGCGCATCATTTCCGTAGACCCGTAAGCAAACTTTAGCGAAGCAGCGCCACCACCGCCATACGACAACGCAAGATCAAAACTAGCACTGACCACCCCAGTATTTGCAGTATTTACACCAGCAGTTGTAAATCCCGTTCCCAACATTAATATTTCCATGTTGGCATTACCGTTTGTAGCGCGATAAGCAGCAGAAGCCGCACCACTAGCGTTACTGTTTAATAGGTTTGCGCGAGATGCGGCGTTTTGCGTCTTGGTTATATCAAGCACATTGACCGGCGTCATGCCGATACCCAAGTTGCCGCTGGAGGTGAGGGATAGTCTAGTAACTGAAGGCGCGTCTGCGGAAGTAGTACCTACTTGTATATCAAGCTGTCCCCACGCTTCATAATTGGTTAAAATTTTCCAATTCCTTGCGGCTGCATTAGATTGTGCAGATTGATACAAATCTAATGATGGTAAATCTGGCGCTGTTAAACGAGCAACATTATTATTTGACCCCGTCGCACTCAACGCCCCCGTGACAGCAAGGCCGGTGGAGGAGAAAGTGGCTACAGTTACCGGAGTTCCAGCAGTACGTGTTTTTATTAAAACTTGTGCTGACGCCGTATCATAAGAATTTGCAATAGTTAAAGTTGTGGGGTTATTACCGTCATAAGAAATAATGCCGCGATACGCCGCTGTGTCTCCTATGTTTATAGTTCCACCGTTTGCGGGTTGCCCTTGCACTGTTAAAGCAGCGGCTGTACTTGTAGCTGTCACCGTCGTAAACGCACCCGCCAGCGGACTACTCGCACCAATAATCACGTTGTTTATGCTATTGCCGCCACCTGCTACTGTGCCGCCAAGGGTGAATGCGCCGATGGTGTTGGCGGTTAGCGTCCCCGTAAGAGTCACATTACCCGAAGCATCCAGATACACAGCTTTTTCAGCCGGATAGGTAACGAATACATCCTTGGTTCCGGCGCTGAAGTTTACCGCTGCGTTGGCGTTGGACGATTTGAGGATCGTCGTTCTGGTCAGGGTATTACCAGAAGTTGCATACGTGCCGATACCTACCTCAAACTCAGCCACACCCGGATTGGATATAGCGTAGTAGCAGGTATTGGTGTTACCAATCGCACTAGAAAATGTTTGGTAGCCGACAACTGCGCCAGCCAGTGATAATGCCCCAGTCCCCGTTGTAGTGGATGTCTCCCTTACACGGTCAGCTAAAATGAGCGCCATGATTCATACCTTTAAGCAATATTGAGCAGTGCGGTGCTAGGAGCGTTGGCTGGCATCGTCAAGGAGAATGTCCCTGCGGTCACCGTCTGTGAGCCAAAAGTATGAACGGATACAGCCTTGTTAGACTGAGTGCTGTTGTAGATCAGGACAGCATCAAACGCGGTTGAGAGCGTCACGTTCGTGTAGGTAATACTAGCCGAGGCCGTCCAGTAAGCCGTAGTGCCTGAAGTTGCAGGAGGCGTAGCATTGGTAACCGCAACACCACCAGCCGTATAGTTTGTCCCAGATACTTCATTGGTAGCAGAGTAAGCCGTGGTTGTAGCATTAACCGTAGCTGACGCTAGATACAGAGCCGCTTTAAACGAGTCGGCAGCAGTTGAGCCACGCGTAGGCGCAACGCCAAAGTTATGCGTCCCGGTAAGAATCTCTGCTTTAAACGACGTACACATTGCCTGAGTATTAGCCATTACAGTTCTCCTAAAATCGTTTCAGTGACAAGTGAGTTTTTAAGCTCCACACTGACAGAGCGGTGGACAAGTTCATCGCCCAAATAGTATTCAACCCACGAGGTCTTTTCGTTTAAGTTTTCCATGTTGCCATCTTTCTTGACGAGCAAGGACTCATCCATGTCGCCTTTTGTCGTAGTGACAATCATTATGAAATCCTTATGATGGCTGAAGTGCTATCTGCCGTAGGAAACTGAACCGTTAATGTCGTGGTTGAGGTTTTGTCATTACCAAAGTCCAGCACACACACTGTTCCACCACTGACTTTGTAAATCAATGCGCCACGAGCGGTAATCGCACCAGACCATGAAACATTGGTGAATGACCAGTAAGCTACATCGTTTGTAACTATTGGAACTGTGCTAACCGTCAAGACAGACCCGGTGGCTGTATAGCCTGACGCTACAACCTCACCCGTAGCGGTATAGACCGCAGTATCTTCATTCAACGTAGCTGCGTTGGTATACAAGGCAATCTTGTATACGTCTGAAGTGCCGGTAGCGAAGTTATATGACCCGCTGGGTAGCCCTAAGATAAAAGCGTTAGTTGTGTAGTTACCAGTAAATGCCATTATTGCACCGGTATCCTAACTTGCCCACTACGGTAGGCATCACGACGATTTTTACCGTCACCAAGCTGTTTAAGCAGCGCAAGAGACTCTTGATACTTACCCTCATAATTAGCCACCATATCTGCCTCAGCTTTTACAAACACAGCCGCCTCACGCAGCGAACCATACAGCAGAACAGTTTCAAAGTTGTTACCCAGCCAAGTTGATCCAGCGGTCACAATCGTTTCAGGGTAGTAGTAATAGTGAAGCTCTACTTGATAGGACGCGTCTGGGGTTGGGCCAAGGATCAAAGAAGAGTCTGTGAACTGAGCGTAATGCGTAGGTGTCCCAGTGTCGCTAGGCACCGGAAAGGCTTCGCGGATGTAGTTGACATCTTTGTCCAACAGAAAACTCTGTGCGCTCGTGGTGGGGTTAATCACCGCCAAGGAGAACGTAGCCAGCCAGTCCGAGGGTAGCGACAGGTACTTGTTGCTCTGTGTCATGAAGCCGGTCTGGTTCTTGCGAATAGCCGGTATTTGGACTGAGTTGTAGACCCGCTCTTCGGCAAGCTCAATGAACGTATTGATCTGTGCAACGCTGGTCAGGGTCGTAGGAGTAGTCCCGTCGGTGCCATAAAAAATGGTAGACGGAAAGTCGTTCTCTATGTAACCCTTGATTGTAATAAACAGCGTTGAGTAGTTCATGTCTAAGCCATCGGGCCACGGGCCATTTTGCCTTTGGTCTGCGCTTTACCGCCACGCACCTGAATGCCAGAGGTCTTCACTTCGTTCATCATGGAAGTGCTGACATTACCGGTACTCATAACCCGATTTTTAAGATCACTCAAGTCTTTACCAGAACCGGGGTTGTTATTAACCGTTACAGACTTGCCATCCATCGTATGGGGCTTGGCGTATGCAGAAGCTGGTTTGTTATTAACCATTATTTCCCCTTCTGATTGTTTGCACGGGCCATATTACGGCCTACAGCTTTCATCGCCATCGAAGTAACACCACCTTTTTTCATGCCGTGCATCTTCTTTTCATGCCCCCCAACCGCTTTCTTAGCTTCTACATCGGCAATCCGCGTAACTGTTTTCTTATTCATTTGAGTCTCCTAGGTAACTGCTATTGTAACCGTGCCAATACTGATTGTGAGCGCCAAGTTGTTGGGGGTCAATGCTGCATCAAACTCCCTAGAACCGCCCACTGGGTTCCAGCCCCACTGAATATCCCTACTGTCTACAATCCCTAACTCAGGACGAGGATTCTGCAAAGCCTGAGGGTCTTCTACCGGATACATTCCAAGTTGCAATTGCGGGTGATCTTCTTCCCAACACTCTGGGCAGACAAAGATATTTACGTTCTTTGTCTTAATAACCAATTCTTTTAGCTGCTTAAGTTTATACCGAAAACCGCACCTATCACAGCTTGCAATAGCACGTCTGCCAGCCGTAAATTTGTTACTCATCCCCCGCCACCTATGTATCCAACTCTAGGAACAAAGCGGTTAGACGCCTTTTCCCTATCCTCGGTAGACGCCCATTCCCAAGCCTCGTCGTAATCGGTTTTTAGCATTTGGATACGGGGTTCTGCTCCGGGTATTTTCTTAGAGAGGTGATAAGCAAGGCCAGCAACCATACACGGGATGAAACGAAACGGCACATCCTGACCGTTAATACCATTACCAGCGTCAAGCATACGACGCAGACGCCAATACACAAATGTGTAAGTTTGGCTGTTATCTGGCTTAGGCCAGACATGAATCTGCGGATAGACGACGGTATTGGCTGCGTTTGTAGCGCCGGTTTTTCTTTGGAACCACACTTGGATTGGGCGACCTGTGTTGTTTTTACTAGGTATTGAAGCATAAGTACTCACAGATATACGAGAAATGGTAAGGTCAGATTGATTGGTGCCAGTTCCCGTGCGTATAACGTGGTCTAACAGATCAACTGTATCTACGGGTAAATCATAATCCCCCAAGCCAGCCGTCAATACCTGCTCATCTTGCTCAATTGTCCACAGGTTAATACCTCGGTTAGCCCACTCCATTGTCAGCAGATTTAAACTACGCCTAGCCGTCCGCATATCGTAACCGGAACGAAGTTCTGCCCCGCATCTCTCAAATGCTTCTTCAACCATGTTGTTTAAATCAAGGTTGAATTCAGTTGTGGCTGTAGTTTTAGCTGCCATATCATCTATATCCCGCTGTTTTTCTAGCGATGCCCTTGGGTTGGGCTACAAACTGCTTACCTGCTGCCTTACCTGCACGTTTAGCCCTCGTTGTTGCAGCGTATTCCTGCGGACTGAGGGACTTTATAGCTGCTTCAGGTAAATATCTCTCGCCTGTCTTTGACGAGGGCTTACCTGACTTAGTGCGCCATTTCTGGTCGCCCCAATCTTTCAGAGACTGCTGTGGAGCTTTCAATCTTTATACCCCCCGCCAGCAGCTTTGTAGCGTTTAGCCATAACTTGCGCCTTTCTTGCGCTCCACTGCCCAGCACCCGTGCCTACAATTGCCGCAGCCTTGACGCTATTGAAAATACGTTTACGAAGCCCCGGCTTGGTGTAATTACCCGCAGCGTTTACTTTGGACTTTGTTTCCCCGCCCTGTTTAAACACCTTAACAGGCTCGTTGCCATCACGCTTCTTGATGAGTTTTGGCACTTTTGAGGGGGCTATAGCCCCCATTCCACGAGAGGCTCTCACGTTAGCACTTGGTCTTACCACGTTGAGCAATACCGTCAGCACGGCGTGAAGCGGAGCTAACAGAGCCACCAGACGCCATACGGATGATTGTGCCTTTGGTTTTGCCACGGGACTCAATGCCGCCGCCCTTGGCAAATTTAGCCATACCGCCGCCCATCATTTTTTTCTGCATGAACGCGGGTTTGCCATCTTTCATGGGCATACCACCTTTTTTCATACCACCGTGGGCAAACTTCATTGGCATACCACCCATTTTCATGTCATCCATACCTTTAGGTTTTTTCACGGTTCCACCCCTCTTTAAGGCTACTTTACCTTCATTAACCAATTTTTCCATTTCCGCGTCGGTTGGGCCTTTATTATCCCTTAACTTACCTCCCGGTTTACCAGCCGAAGCGGTTTTGCTAGGGGCGGGTGGCCCAACAAAATCTGGACGTTCCCTTGCTTGCAACTCACGACCACCCCGTGAAATAGCAGGAGCGGTTGTGTTACGAGGGGGTGGCCCAACAAAATCTGAACGGTCTCTTGCAGCTGATTGACTATTTGGTTTAATAGCAGTAGCAGTTGTATTTGGCGTATTTTTCATACGGTCAGCTTCTTTGGTAACCGCACGGGCAGCACCTTCTCCTGCTCTTTCCGCACCGGTATTTCTGTTACTCCTAAACACAGAATAAACTTGTTTTGCCGCAGGAATAGCCGTTTTAGACATAAGCCTTCCAGCAAGAAGGGGTTGCCCTTTCATCATTGCGGCAGTAGCCAAAGCACCCGCTGCGACAGCCTCACCTGCTTTCCCTGCGGTTCTAAGACCCTCACCCGAATAGTCTTTGCCGTCATCAGAAGCCCTAGCCTGTGCCGCTTGCCGTTCGTTTGTTGCCGCAGCTTTCCGCATAGTATTTTGGTATGCAGAACTTGCTTTGTTGCTTGCTACGTTGCTTGCCCTATTATCGTTGTCTCTGGCGTTAGCAGCAGCAACTTTGGCGTCTCTTTCTATAGTAGCCAGATTACGCGCTGATTCATCCTCATCCGCTTGAGACATACGATAAGGGGCTGCGGAAGCAGGTTTGGTAAGGTAGCTGGGACTCATCCTAACGCCACCCGCAGAGGTTCTACGTTCTACTTCCTGCGCTTCTGGGTTTTCATCACGGTCAGAGTAGATGTCTGACCCATCCTCGGTAGCTCCGTTATAGCGTTTAACTTTAGCCATCATGCCTCCTTTATTAAAAGCTTTACCTTTATCTGCCGCAGCAAAATCTTTACCTACAGATTGTTTAACCCCAACCTTTTTGGCAAATGAGGGGTTATGAGCGATTGATTGCATGAAACGATGTTGTTTTGCTGAAGTAGAAGGCATTTAGACCATCCGTCCTTTAGTTCTACCCCGTTGGGCTATACCATCACCACGACGGCGTTCCACGGGTTTAGAAACAATTGAACCACCTTTGGCAAAGCCTTTAACCGCCCCACCCGTTTTCATACCTTTGTTGCTATTAAAAGCATTGACGTTAGCTTGTGACGCTGCCATACGCCGTTTCCGGTCTTCTTCCATCGGATTAGACATATCCCCATTTGGAGACATCAGGGCGCTAGATACCGCATTTGCCCCCATCGCCCCCATCATAGCGTCAGAACTTGTAATACCGCTACCAAGTATGCCTCCGGGAGGAGGAGCCGCAGGAGGAGGAGCCGCAGGGGGAGGAGCCATACCTCTAGTTGCCGCTTGCGCTACTGGGTTAGTAGCACCTGCCGTACCCGCAGCTTGACCACCCGCTCCAGCACTTGCCGCTTGACTTGCCGCTTGACTTGCTGCCGCCGCTTGACTCGCCGCTGCCGCCGCTTCTGTTGCCGCCGCCGCTTCTGCCGCTGCCGTTGCCGCTGCCGCCGCTTCTGCCGCCGTTATTGTTTCAGCCATTGCTGCCGCTATTGCAATGTCGTCTAGGATAAACATTTAAATCACCCGACCTTTGGTCTTCCCGCGTAATTCAATGCCGCCACCACGGACATATTTTTTAACTGCACCGCCAGTTTTTTTACCCCCAGAACCTTTGTAACCTTGGTCTGTAAGTTTATCCATTTCCTGATACGCTCTATCAAGCTCAGGGACAGATTCTCCTGCTTTACGACGGGCTTCCAAAGCGCGAATCCGGTCTTCCAACGGCGGTTTAGGTACAGGTTTAGGTGCTTCAGCCATTTTGATCTTCCTTCTTAAAAAGACCTTTAACAGTCTTAGTTTCGTAGATACGAATTGCTGTCCAGATAACGGTAAACAGAGCCGCAAGGGGCGGGAGAAACTCAGACAACGTGCCTATAACAGTCAAAATAGATGCCCCATCTACAGCCGATTTAAGCAACTCTGCTTGGTGCTGTTCCATGTCAGCACTTCCACGCTTTTAAAGATTTATTAATGCGGCTGTTCGGGTCGTTGGCTGTCTTCGCTGATGTTAGCTTCTTCTTCATCCCCGTCATCCGCGCACAGAAAGAATCGCGCCGGGAGCCGCCTTGTGGCTGCGGTGGTTTCAAACCGGGTTTGCCGGGGTTGGCTGCGTTGTAAGACGCCCTCCCCTTCGCGTTCAAACCACCTTTGGGGTTTTTGCCTTCTTTTCTTGTCCATGCTGCGCTCATCCTAGACCTCTTGGTAGATTGTCATTGGGTAGATAGATTCCGTATCTTCTGTGGCATTGCACTTATCGCACACATGAACAAACGGTTTGGCTTTGTATTTGATGCTGAACTTATGCTGGAACTCGCCACCACAATCGCACATCAACCTCTGCACCGTCCACGTAACCGGCACTGTCTTTATGCTGCTCATGCCGCATCACTCATGGTCTGCTGCGAGATCATCGACGGATACAGAACATCATTACCAAAATCACTCTTATGCTCAACCACGCCCATGTGACCCAGCTTGATAGTTGGGTCTATCCACACCTCAAACCCAGCTTCCCGCGCACGGTCGCAGAAGAGGAAGTCTTCGCCAATCATGCCTTCAGGGGTGACCAAAAAGTCAAAGAAACTGTAGAGCATTTGCGGACTGTTGGTGTCCATGTGTTTCCACTCGGGATGCTGTTCAGCCAGTTTGGTGAAGACCTGTTTCTGGATCATCATGAAGCCAGTGGCTACGCGATATGCCCTGACCAGACCATCCTCATCCATCGTGATGGTGCCGTGAGTGCCGTTAATTCCATTGCCCCCATCAATCGACAGGATGTAGGTTTTAGCTTCTTTACGGGCTACATAAGCACCAGCAACAATACCGCGTTCTTGATTCCACGCCATCAACCGAATCACTGACTCAGGCTCAAACGTCATGTCTGCATCAATGAACATCAGGTGATCACAATCAGACTCCAAGAACTGCTTGGCTATGACGTTACGCGCACGAGAAACAACAGAACAACCACAGATGCTGTTGACCTGTATATCAATCCCATGCTGCAACACCATTTGACTGAGCTTCATAAGAGACACAGCCATGCTTACTGTTACTTTGTAGTCATACGCCGGAAGTCCTATCATTAACTTCTTACCGGCGAGATTAAAGCCTTTGTTAGAGGTCATTATTTACCCGTAAATTATGGTTGCAGAACCAAGGTTTGTCACCGCTCCATAGACGGCGGTTTGGAACAGCAACCCCTGTCCCGGCATCAACATATAGGTCGGTTGGGAGGCAGAAGCAACGGTGTTAACGGTAAGTTTAATAGAACTACTTGCCCCGCCATCCCTAAGAACAAGACTACCCGCTGTAGCACTGGGGACGATGTAGATTGATTTAATCCTACAACGACCAATATTA